TTTTTTATTTTCTATCAAATATTTTTCTATTATTTTACCTAATTCTTCTTTATCAAAATTTTTTATATCTATTCCTCCACTTGAAATATTTAAATAATTTACTATATCTATTAATTTTGGTTTTTTATAACTTCCTATCCGCATTCCTGATATTATTTTTCTTTTATCTTCTATTTCTTCAGTATCAATTTCTTTTTCATTTTTTTTTAAATCAACAATTCTAAATTTACCATCATAAATACCAAATGGATCTTCTTTTGATCCTCTTTGACGATAACTACCAAATATAAAATTATCTTGTATAATTTTGTTATTATAAGCAACATCTGATTCTGAAATATATTCTTCTTTTTTTAAATCTGATATGACATCACTTATATCATTTTGTTTATCTGTTTCTAAATCTTTAAAATTTGGAAATTTAGATTCTATATATTCATCTAATGTATATTTATTTTTATTAACTGTAAAATCTAATATTTTGGAATACATTGATGTATTTACATTAATATCTGAACTATTAAAGATATAATATGGTCCTTTATTAATTAAAAATCCTTCACGTGAATATATATCTTCAAATGGAATTTTATTTGTTGTAAAATTACTTAAAGTAATAAAAATGGCTTCATTTGATATATGTGGACTTATTTCTTTTATATATTGTACTATGTCATCTATATGCCAAACAAAATATTTTTTAAACATATTTCTGATGGTTTTAGTAATAAAATCAATATCTAATTTATCAAAAAATGGAATATATAAATTATATGTGGATTTATCAATTAAAGAGTTATCTTTTGGTTGTAGTTCTACAAGACATTTGAATTCGCATGATGTATAATCACATTCTGGTGATCCATTTTTACCAATTAATTTGTTTCTTGATTTCATTAAATCACAATCAAAACTTATTTCTTTTAAAATACGTTCTATTTTTTTATTAGATCTATTTTTTTCTTCGGATAAAATATATTTTTCTCTATCTATAAAAAAGGAAGAAAGGGATCCTGTTTCTTCTATTTGTTTTTTTGGATAATAAACCGATACATATTTATAAATTTCTACATTTCTATCTTTTTGTTCTAAATCATGATGTGAATAATTTCTAACAGCTCTACCTATAATTTGATTAATTCTACTCATATTCCAACATGGTTCTAATATATGAACCTGACGAACATTTTTTAAAGTTATACCTTCGGATATTATTGGAGATCCGATTAAAATTTTAATAATTTTTCCATCTTTATTTTCTTTACTGTTAAATATTTTTCTTATTTTTTCTCTTGTTTCTATATTAGTAGAATCATCAAATAATACAAATGTTTTATACGGATTTTCAATGTTTTGTTTAGATTTGAATTCCGAATATCCATTATTTAAAAGTAATAATTTTGCTAATAATGTCCCTCCAAATGATACGTAATTAGAATAAATAAATACATTTCCTGGACTTTTGTTTATACTATTTAATAATTTATATAATTTAGATGAATATTTTATTAAATTTTCTTGAAATATACTTGGATCTTTTATTATATATTTTCCATTTTGTTTGCTTATTATTGATTGGAATCCTTGTTTTCCAAACATTCTATTAGGATATACCATTGTTGATGCATCACTACTATTTTTATATAATGAACTGGTGGTAGATATTGAAACTGGTGTTTCTTCTAAATTTTCAGAAGCTTCTATATTTTGTATTGCTGTAGAAATATCATAATTGGAATCATTTTTTACATCCAAATTTAATGCATCTAAATATACTAAATATTGATATTTAGACATTTGACAATATACAACTTTAGTACTACCGGTTCTTTTAGATAAGACTTCTCCTATTTCTATTTTTTCTGGATTTGTTAAAACATTTGATTCTAAATAGGATATTTTTCCATATAGTGCTTTTTGTAATTGTTTTTTGCCAGTTTCTGTGATAGATATAATTCCACCTTTAAGAACATTATTATTAATATATTTTGATTGTGATTTTATTAATAAAGGATCATTAATTTCTCTCAGCAATTCATTTCTTATTGGAAATATATTTTCTGGTGTATTTACATTTAATAAATTAGATATTTCAAAGATTTCTTTTGGATTATCATAAATTGGCGTTCCTGTTAATAATATTAATTTATAATTAAACGATTTAGATAATAACTGATATAATGCTATATATACATCATTATTTGTTATGTTATGAGCTTCATCCACTATAATAACGGTGTTATTTAAATTTTTAATTTCATTTTCTGCTTTTCTTCTTTTAATTTCGCCATCTATTCTTTTAAGTTTATTTGTATTTCTACCATATTCGTCTTTTTGATATTCTTTGATTCCTAAAACTCTATTTACAAATGTTCCATATGTTAAAAACTGGTATGTTTTGTTTATTTTACGAATATATTTATTTAATGTTTCTTTTTTTATATTAGACTCAGAATAAAATTCTCTTTCTTCATCTGTCATATAATTGTCTGCTGTACATTTACTTAAAAGTTCATTTATAAAATTTCTTTGAATATTTTTATTTTTTACTAATACTACAATATTACGCCCCATATTATTTATATATTCTTTAAATCCTTCTGCAATGGATATAGAAGTGCAAGTTTTCCCCACACCTAGACCATAGTAAAGTAAAACATTTTCATAAATAGTATGTTTAGAGATATAATTTCGTAAAAGTAATTGATTAGGTTCTTGATATAAATATTCTCTTTTATTTTCTGCTTTATGTGTATTAAATTCTTGCTTTGTTAAAATTTCTGAAAATTTAGAAGGATCTGAATTTGGATCAGGATATGATGAAAAATAATTATAATCCATTTACTATAACTTATAATTATGAAAGAAATTAATTCTTTATAAAATTCAAAACAAAATTAAGATAATGTACTTAATGTAGTTTCTGCAGGATATATAGAAGACATTTTAGATGATATATCATTTATTTGTTGTTGAAAAACTATGTTATCAATATTTAAATTTGATTCTATATCTAAATTTTCTTTGATCTCTTGAATACTTGATGTATTTATAAAAAAATAAGTTAAATATACTGTAATTGGTGCGAATAATATATATATCAAATTGCTTTGTGTTTTATTGTTTGTTTTATTTGACAAATTATTATATTTAAATGATTTTAATACAAAATAAAAAATTACAGTAATAATTCCTGCTAATAAATGTATATTAGAATACATATTTACTTAATATTAAATAATAATTAAAAATTTTATAAATTGCGTAAAAGATAATCATTTAATTTTTTAATATATAGTAAAAATGTCTGATATTAAATTATTAATAGAACAGAAAAAGACAAATGAAGACAAGTTAATAAACGTTTTTGTAAATTATTGTGGTAAATATATAAGAAAAATATACAATTCTTTACCTGATGATAAAATTTTTTTAAAAAATTTAGTTGAAATTTCAACTTGGAATGATGCAAAAAAAGAAAAAGAATATATAAAATTTTTAAATTGGTGTAATAAAATGTTAAAAATTGATGAACATGAATTAAATAATTTATTATATACAACTTTATATTTATCGATTGAAATAATTGTTTATAATTATGATTATTCTGAATTTATAGATAGTATAAATTTTATAAATACGTGTGATTTTTTTTACAAAAGTATGAAAAGTACATCCAGATTTTATTATGAAAATTTGAAAAAGATATCTGCAAATGATAAATCTAAAACTGAACTAACAGAAGTTATTTCATTACAAATACATAAAGCAATGCCTTTGAAAAAAATACTAAAATTTATTCAAGAAAGTGAAGAAAATAATCCGTTTGTAATTAAATATAAATCAAAACAACATATAACATCTGATTATGAAAGTCCAAAAAAATTAAATATAGAAAAATTACAAGAATCAAGTAATAAAACATTTTCAAGTAAAAGTGCAAGATCTTCAAGTAAAAGTTCAAGATCTTCAAGTAAAAGTTCAAGATCTTCAAGTAAAAGTTCAAGATCTTCAAGTAAAAGTTCAAGATCTTCAAGTAAAAGTGCAAGATCTTCAAGTAAAAGTGCAAGATCTTCAAGTAAAAGTTCTGGGTCTTCAAGTAAAAGTAATGGAGAATCAAGTTCAAACTCGTCTTCTAAATCTTCAAGTAAAAGTTCTGGAGAATCAAGATCTGAAAATTCTAGCATAGAAAAATTAGCATATATTAATATTAATAACTTTAAGAAAAAAAATTATGAACAAAATTCAGTAAAAAAAGAGAAATATGATAATATTAAACATATTTCTTTAAAAGGAAAGAAAAAATTTTAAGGTTTTCTTCTTCGAGAACCATATAAACGAATTCTTTTAGAATTTGTAGCTGAAGGATTTTCATTAGATTTATTTTCATCTAAAACAATATTGTTCAAATTTTTAATATTGTTTGTATTAATTTCATTTTCTTTTTCATCAAGTAAGATTTGTAAATCTTCTATTTTAGTTTTATAATTTGTGTTTTCTATTTTTAAAATATCTATTTCTTTTTCTAAACTATTAGAAATACTTTTTTGAAGATTTAATTCGTTAGTAAATTGGGAACATTTTTCATTTGTTTCATCTAATTTTTTATTTTGGTCATCATACATTTGGGTAAATTTATTTAATTTATCTAAAAGATTATCTCTATCTAAAGAGATTATTTCTAAATCTTGTTTTAGTTTATCAATATCTTTGTATAAATCTGTAACTTTTGGATATTCAAGTTTATAGCGTTCAAGTAATTCTTTATTTTCATCTGATTGTTGTTGTAACTGTTTTTTTAAATTTTCATATTGTACATTTAGATTAGAAATTCTATTTTCATATGTTTGTTTTACATCATTAAAATGTTTTTGAAGATTTTCATAATTTTGTACTTGTTGATTTAATTGTTTGTTTAATTCTTCTATTTTATCTATTTTTAAAGATAACTCGTGTTCTAAATTTAAAACTTTACTTTCATAATTTTGAATTTCTAATTGAAATTTGTTATGACCGAATGTTTTTTCTTTAGAATTTGCTTGTTCAAGAAAATCCTGTGATAATAACTGGTGTTCTTCTGACATTTGTTTAATTATTTTATTTAAAAAATAAAATAAATTTACACGCAACATTTATTGTGATTTATTTTCTTTTGGATTTTCAAGTTTTTCCTTTAGTTGTGGAATATATTTATAGGCCAAATCACTGCCGATTTCTACAGATGCATTATATTGTGATATTTCATTGTTTTGAATTTTACTAACATATTCTAACATTTTATTAATCATTAGATTAAAATGTTGTTTATCAAAATTTTCATTTTTATTTTTATATTGTTTAATGATTATATTAAATAATGTTTTTGATGTTGTAAAAAGATGATTATATTTTTTTTCCAATGATTTTTCATATATAGAAATATCTCTAGATGATTTAGAATAATGTTCAAGATCTGATATTAAATTAAAGGTTTGTGTTTTTATTAGATCTACTTTTGTATCATGAATATTTCCAGACATTCTTTACTAAACAAAATTAAAAAAAAATTGTATATTAAACATTGTTTATAAATTATAAACAACATGGACCTTCATGTCCAACAATTTAAAAATCAACCAGAATATACAAAAATAAAATGTACAAAAACTTTAATTTCTAATATAAGTAAATTTACATTAAAAGAAAAACAACATATTTTAAGAATATTAAAAAATAATAGTGTTGATTATTCTAAAAATTCATATGGATATTTCTTTAATTTAAATGGGTTAGACGAGGAAACTTTTAATAAATTATGGAAGTGCGTCGATTTAATAGAATGTAATAGAGATATAATAAAACAAATGGATAAAAAAAGAGAAGAATTAATTATATATTATACATCTTTAATAGAATCAAATTTAAAGAAAACCAAACAAGATAAGTTAAATAATTATATAAATAGTTTAATATTATACGAAATAAACACTAATATCAAGTTAAGTATAACAAAAAAACAAAATAAATTTATTAATAACGATATAGATCCTGATATATTAATAAAAGAATATATAAAAAAAAGAAATAAATATCCTAAAAATTCTGTTTATAACAGAATTGCAACAATAATCAAAAATTCTAAATCTAATAAATTTATAGAAAAAAAGGAAGAAGATGATGATATAGATGAAATATCAAGTGAATATGATGGAAATGAAATTGAGGAATTTGATTTAAATGAAGAAATAGATATTGACGAAAATGTAGATGAAATTAATGTAAATGTAGATATAGATGTAGAAGTGGATGTAGATTTAAATGATATAACAGACAATGAATTAAATCCAGATGAAGAAAATCATGAAGATGAAACTGAAAGTATATATTCAGACCATGAAAAAGAAGAAGAAAAAGAAGAAGAAAAAGATGATGAAAAAGAACAATTGATTTACAAACAAAATTTACAATTTTATAAAAAGTTATTAAATAAACAAGGTTTTATATTTAATGAAAATGTGAAATGTTTATTAGAATTTGAACCATATATAGAGTAATATAAATTTGATTAAAAATTGAATTTTAAAATATATCGATTAACATTACTAAACTTATCTCGCTAATCCTAAGAGAATTCTTTAATTATTCATGGGTGTTCCATATTTTTTTTATCAAATTTATAAAAAATATGAAAAAGAACAACATTTAAGTGTTTCAGAAATGGAAATACAAAAAATGAAAATAAATCATCTTTTTTTCGATTTTAATAGTTTAATTCATCCATCTGCTCAAACAACTATTAAGTTGTTAAATGATGATAAAATATCTGATGATAATTTACAAAAAAAAATAATAAATGATGTTATTTTATATACAAGATATATAATTAATTTGTTAAAACCTAAAAATACATATATATTAATTGATGGTGTAGCACCAAGAGGAAAAATTAATCAACAAAGAGAGAGGCGTTATAAGTCTTTATTATTTACAACAGAAGAAAAAAAATGGGATTCTAATAAAATTACACCAGGAACTAAATTTATGGAATTGTTAAATATTGAACTGCATATATTTAAAGAAGAACTTGAAACAAATAATATTACACAAATATATATATCTGATTCATTAGAATATGGCGAAGGCGAGCATAAAATGATGAAAATAATAGATAAATTAGTAGAAACCCAAACCCAAACCCAAACCCAAACCCAAACCCAAACCCAAACCCAAACCCAAACCCAAAATGAATCATTACAAAATATATTTATATACG